AATTGCACGTTCCTGTTTCTGCTCTATAGGCTTCCATTCAAATTCATCAGCCCATAAAAAACCGTCCTCAAGTGGGACGGTTTCTGATGTAGATACACGTATTAGTTTCATTAACTTCTCTTTTTCAGCATTTCAAATTCTTGAAGTATTGCTTCCATTGCATCCCCAGCCTCTGGTGAGCCATAAAGAGGTACGGTTTTACCACCCGACTTGAATTCATATCTCACAGTCTTGTTGTCTCCCTGAACATCTCTAACCGATGGTACAGAGGGAATAGACGGCGCGTAATTGTTTAAGCTGCTGGAACCATTCTTACCAACATATTGCTCCAGCCGTTCAATCTGCTCCATAACATACATGGCATTACCAAGGGCCTTTTGGTTGTCATAAGCAGTGGTCCCATACTTTCTCTTCACCCACTCATTGGAAGCTGATTTGTAATAACCACCCGCCACTGGTTCGGCATCTTGAAAGAGCTCTTTGGCTTTTTGCTTGGTATCACCTTCATAACCAATATCCTTAAGCCTCTGTTCAATTTCTTCAACAGAAAGCCCGTGTTTAGCGGTTGTTCCGGTTTTGGATGCTTTCATCTTGCCCTGAGAAGCCATAGCCGCTTCCGTTGCTTTGCGAGCTTCTTCCCATGCTTCAGTAGTATCGTTACCCGCTCTAACGCCTCTACGGCCAAGATCATCAAAGCCATCACCAGCATTACCTGTGGCATTGCGAACACGGTGTAAGCTTTCTTCTACAGCATTATTGGCTTTTACTGAAACTTGGCCGGTTTCACTTACCTGAATCGATAAACCTAGTGAGGCAGCTTTGGCATTTGCTGCAGCAATACTTTGAGCATCACCCGAGGCATACGCCAGCTGAATTGTCTTTTCATAAGCCTTTTGAAGATCCGCTTGAGTAGCCTGGCCACTCTGGCGTACTGTTTCAAAATCAGCCAATGCCATTTGAGCTGACAATCGAAGTTGCTCTTTGGTTTTAATGCCAAGCCGCTCGAAAGCCCTTCCTGTTTCATCCAAGACATCAGGTAGTTCTGAGGTGGCTCTCTTTATTGCAACAATACCCAATTCAACCTGCTTGGTTGAGAACATCCCTTGCGCCTCAAACTCACGCATCTTGGCATTTGCTGCATCAATCTCCGCCTGGCTCTTGGCCTTGGTAAGCCACTCCTCCCATGCTTGGTAAAGCACATCACCAGCCTGTTTACCTACATACCCTGCTTCACCTAACTTGGCCTTAAGCCCATCCAGTTCATTCCCCGAACTACTGAATGATTTGGAAACTTTATTTAGCGAGACATCCAGATCAACACCAAATAGCTTGGCAGCGGCAGATGCTCTTGAATATGCTGTTTCAGCAACTTGGCCAGACCCGGTATTGGCCTTATTTAATTCAGCTATACGTAAATCACGGTTTTGGGATAGCTCAGCTTCTTTGGCATTAATGGCATTAATTGAGGCTTGAGCGGAGGCTAAGGCATTTAAATCACCAGATTTTTTGGCCTGTTCAATCTGTTGTTCCAGGAGTGCACGTTCAGCTGCAGCCTGTTTCTGATAAGCCAGATATTCCTCATCGGCCTTTTTAACATTCTCCTTGGCCAGCTTGAGAGCTTCTTCCTTTTTAGCGGCACTTTCGGCAGCCTGCTCTGCACTCTGACTTGCCTGGACACTAACCTTGCCAGCCTCATCGATGGTGACGATATAGCCTTTGGTTAATAGAACGGCCTGCATCACGCCATCCATGACACTGCCATTGGCCTTGATAGCAGCCTCGGCATAGTCTTGAGCAGAAGCCAGCATATCCTTATCTAATGCGGCTTTATTGGCTGCATGCTCCTTTTCGCGGCCCTCCAGTTCATTAGATTTCTGAATGATTGCATCAATGGTCGACTGGTTGCCGTCTTTGCGAGCCTGATTTAATTGTGTATCAAGAGCAGCACGCTCGCCTGCTAATTCCTTGGATTTCTGAGTTAAATCCTCGTTTTGTTTCGTTAGTTCAGCGAAAGTTTCTTTATTTTTAGCTATAGTTTCGGCATTTTTCTCATCCTGAGTCTGTACAGCCTCTTTCATACGCTGTATGCCTTTGGATTCGAATGCTAATGCATCTTTTTCAGCTTCGGCGTAATACTGCTTAGCCTTGTCCTTCATCACATCGGCATTTGCTGCAAATTGCTTACTAACATCACCCCATGTGACTGCCGCCAGAACACTATTGGCTGCTGATGCTAAATCGAAAAATGCCCCAGCTAAAAGATTTACCCCGATTTTTATTGCTGATGCACCATCTGCAATAAAACCAAATGTAATTGATAACCCTTGTAGCACTCGCTCTAGGAAACTTACTTGCTCACCAGTTGCTGTTGCCTCACCAGTAAACGATGAAAGCACCGCCAAGGCATTGGTAAGCGATGTTCCCAAGATATCTACAATTGTTTTACCAAAATCAAATAAGGTTGACACAACATCTTTAATAGCATCGTAAGCGCTAGATAAAGCGGATTTAAGGCTGTCAAAAATTGAGATATCAATAAATGAAAGTTGATCACCAATCCAAACAAAGCCAGAGCCAATATCCTTAAGCAACGTTTCAACAATACCCATGTTGTCAGCAAGAGTTACCAGCCATTGCGCCACAGTTGCGGATGCGCCGTTTGCTTGGTCCATCGTGCCAATCAGGATCTGCCACTGTGTAGCGATTCGCTGTAAGGCATTGCCAATGGTGGTTGGGAACTTAGCATAATCGGCTTCAATTGCAGCGGATTGGCTTTGTAATGCCTTAATGACCTTCTCGGCTGACAGTTCGCCATTCTCGGCCATCTTACGCAGTTCACTAGTGGTAACACCTAATGACTGAGCTAAGGCCTTAGAGATGCCCGGAGCCTGCTCCATGATGGAGTTGAATTCATCGCCACGGAGTACGCCAGATTGTAATGCTTGGGTAAACTGGGTTATTGCTGCATCAGCTGCAGCTGCTGACCCACCGCCAGTCTGAATGGCCATGTTAATGGTTTTGACCAGATCTAGGCTCTGCTGCTGAGTTAAACCCATTTGTTTACCGGTATCATTCACTTTCGTGAATAGGCCTGCAGTAGCATCCAGACTTGAGTTGGTCATCAATGCGACTTGGTGCACACCAGCCATGGCTTGCTGAAAATTACCACCATCACTGGTTGCAATGTTGATTCGAGCTGAAAGGTTGGTATAGGAATCCGCGGCCTCTGCTAATTCACGAAGGCCCAAGCCAATACCGATACCTCCCATTGCACCAACAAGTGCTGTTACAGCGAATTTTGCACCATTAAGCCCTTTTTGAGCTGTTTGTGCTGCACTATCAGTATTTTTTAAACTTGTATTGGCTTTGCCTATTTCTGCTTGAAATCCACTAAAAGCCTGATCAGCTTGCTGTACTTCTTTTTCTAGTTGATTAACCTGGACTTGTGCTTTTTCAATATCTGCAGGTGAAGCTTTAGTTTTTGAAAACGCTTCAAGGTTTTGCTTGGCTTGAGCTAGATCACCCTTAAGCTGGCTTAATGCCTTCTCGGCTCTATTACCAAAATCCGTAAAATTCCCTGCTGTTGATTTTGCGTTATCGCCAGCATCTTTAATAATGCCTGTAGCAGCATTTAGAGACTGAGAAAGCTTATCTGCTAATTCACTAATGCCTTTAGGGACGATATTACCCATTTCTTTTGAGGCATCGGTGGTTGCTTGTTTTAATCGATCAGACTCTTGCATAATTGTGTTGAATACTGATTTAACTGTATCTTCAGACTGCTTAATATTGCCAACAAAGCCTTTAGTGTCGGCATCCATGATTAATTTGAATGTTAAATTTTTATCAGACATGGCAACCTCTAAATTTCAGGCAATAAAAAACCCGCCGAAGCGGGTGTATAACTTTAGGAGAATGTCCGATCAATCAGCAACCATTTCTTTCTTAAATAACTCAAAGCCTTTCTTGTCTGATTGAGCTACACGCGCTGCAACGGCGTTATTGAAGATTCCCTGCTTATAGAGTTTGTTTGCTGCCTTAACGTAGTCCTGGAATGCACCGTAAGTCATTTTCATGATTTCACTATGCTGATGGCCCATTGATACCAGAAACTGGAATGAATCAAACCAAGTGGAGTCATCTTTCTTTTTAATGCCGCGTTTTGGCTTTTCGTATTTGAAATAAGTCTGATTGACCAGAAGTACTGCCTTAAGTAGCTCTTTAAATCCTTGCTCATCAGCAGCAAGTTCTACCAGTGATTCATTGTCCAGATCGGTGACGCATGCCATGGTCGAAATGACCTGTACACCATGAGCCTTGAATAGCCCTGTCAAAATTTCATCTGAATGATTTTGGTCTTTGATGAAGTTCTTTAACGGCTCAGCATGCATTGCCCAAGTATCAAAGTCTTTCATCTGGATCTGGCGCACTTCGATGTTATTAACTTTGATGCTGCGATTTGTTGCCAAGAAAAAATCGTTCATGATGGAATCCCGAGATAAATTTTAGACATTAAAAAAGCACCCGAAGGTGCTTTTCTTTTAACTTTGATAAAGGCTGAATTCTATAAAGTCCAACTACCAGCTTGTCCCATCTCATAAACGATAAGAATTAAGGCTAGTACCATTAGAATGACAACAACGATTTCTGTTTTTGTTAGCATGTTGAACCCTCCGACCCTTACCACTTATATAGTGAAAGATTGGGGGCATCAATAACATAAAGTTACATAAAAAATGACAAAAAATACAAAAGTGGATGTGGAATAAAAAAACTTCCTGAAGGAGCTTCTAATTCTTTTCAACCTTAACCTTATGTACCATGCGGTGTCCTGTATAAGATTCATGACCTACTGCGACAATATCTACAACACCTTCTTCTTCTAAACTTAATAAGAAAGTATGGACACCCTGCATGTCATTTAACTCAATGTTATTGCCGATCCATTTCATAGTACCTGGTTTCATATTTTTTATGTCTTCTTGGATTTTATTGTAGTCGACCATTGCTATGCTCTTTTTATAATTTGCCATTAAATTATCTTCGCTATAAAAGATTTTCAAGCAAATTGGCCTGCATTTCGTCAATCAACGCTACAAAAAAACTCATCCGATAAGTGTTCTTACATAAGCCTTGGATTCTATAACTTGGTTCCTGAATATCTTACATATGCAGACATAGCTCATACATCGGAATTTAAACACAGCCTCTACACTGAATTTAAGTTTTAGAAACATAGAGGAAATTCAGATGGAAAAGTATTCAAAGATTCTAATACTGAGCTTATTTGGGTTTACTGGAACCGTAGCTATTGCATCAGAACCACCAATAGAAGCAACTGCCGCAGCTGAAGCGCAACAGGTTGCTTTAGAATATGGAAATGAGAAAGACCAAAAATCTGAATCATCTGATGAATAAAATAAAGCCCTTGATTAAAGGGCTTTTTAATTACTTCCAGCTTGGTGTACAAGTACTCTTCCAAGATAACTCAAACTGTTTTGGCTCTACCCAGTTTTCTATAAGCACTATATTTTCATTAATTACAATAAAACGCTGAAAAGCAATGTCCGTGTTATCCACTTCTTTATAACTAACCTCTCCACAATCTCCAACTTGATTGCGAAACTTAGCTGATTCAGGATTTGGGAGAAAATTTTTAGTTATCTCTCGTATTGATTTGAGTTGTTGTTCTTTTAATACCTCCGGATCAGAGGATTGAGTATTAAATTCTTGCTTACTACATCCAGTTAATATTGTAAGAACCAACAAAAAAACTATATGTTTCATAAGTACCCCTTTTCCTTAAGGGCGAAACTTTACATTATTTTTCAAATTATCTTAAGAATTAATAAAGTCACTTTGTAAAGTTATGTTAATTAACTTCAGGAATTGATTAGAATTACTTCTAAACAATCGGTTAGTTATTTAAAGAGATGCTCGATTAGTTAGCTAACTGACACACTAGATAAATGGTAATACAGATAAGAATTACAGCTAGTACAGAGATAAATATTTCTATTTTAGTCATTACGATTTTATTCTTAATCAAGACAAAATATCTTTTATAAAAGTATTCTAACATTATTAGATAATGGAATATTACAAAATCATTTGATTTTAGGAAACCACTCTTTCGAGTGGCTTCAGTTAATTAAATGTTTGTCCTACTGCGTAAATAGTTGTGGATATAACAATGACCGCCAAAATAATTAAGATGATCTCAATTCTAGTCATCATGAAGCACTCTGACTTCTACGACTATATTTTATCTAATTCTAAATTGAGATCTATCGGTAAAGCGTTACAAGGTTTTAAATTTAAAAACCCTCTTAAAGTTGATTTAGTGTTTTTCTTTTTAGGCTGCTAATTAATACGATTAAAGTCGATTTGATCTACAATTTCATTTAATAAATTTTGATCATTTGACTCATATTGTATCGAGTCAATCTCGCCATCAACTCTTTTCACGTTCACATGAACAACAGGTATTTGATCAATATCATCAAAATTTGATTTAGTCATTTTTTCACCCATGTTTATAATTCTGCTCAAAATTATAACATCAATAAAAAACACAGGCACAAAAAAGACGCTAATGCGCCGTGGACTTCTTTGTGCCTGTATGGATTATGCTGCTACGCTAAACCGCTCAATATGACCAAAAATACTAAGTTCAGTATCATTAGCTTTAGAGATATCTGCCAGCGCCTCACCTTCAATTGAATAAGATCCAAAGTCTTCATGGATCAGATCAAATTCCGTATCTGGTGAGAATTTCACACGCCATAACATCAATACCACCTTGTCACCAGTGAGTGTATCAATGCCTTTGAAAAGGATTCGATATTCATTCCCGATGTTATTGGCAATTGTCGTACGTGTCTTAGCACCAGCTTTAGCAGAAAATTTAATTGGGCCATTTACAGCCTCGTTAAAAATTACTGTGCCAAAAACTGAGTCAAGCAGGTATTTACCTGCATCAATAGCAGCATCTGAACTATCTTTAAAAGCCACATCACTTAAATTTCGATGGCCCAGATCAATCATAGCACCAACCTGTACACTACCTAAATCGATATCAGTGAGCTGAGCTTCTGGAATTTCAATTGATTTGCCACTAAGGA